ATCTCTGTATCCATACGCCACCGGCTGGTGACAATCTTGATAGTCACTAGGTACTATTTGCTGCGCCAGTGCTTCGCGTAAAGCGGCTTGTGCCTTCAACACTGTTTGACGATCTTCCGAACGTGGCGTGGTCGCCACTTCAAGCGCCTCAAGCGCCATCTCTGCCGCTTTACGTATTGTTGTCATTCTTTTGCCCCAAAAACACCGCGTGGGCGGTACTCATATAGAGACGCTCTAAGATTTCCGAGCGTTGTTGATCCACATATCAGACCGGCCAGCATCGGTTTCTTTTTTATAAGTTCGTCAATCGCCAGCCTGCACTCTCTTAAAAGCGCGGCTTGCTCTTCAATCAATACATCATTACCGGCTTCAATAGCGTCTTGCATTGTTGTTTCACGTAGTGTGGTCATGTGTTCCCCCTTGCTCGGATCGCTTCTTCTATGCTGCGACACTTATACCAATCTTGGTCTCCGTCGTAGCAATGCTCTTTGTGCTCGTTTGCTATTGCTGCGCAGGCTTCTCGCTCTGCTTCGACAGCCGCCACAATGTGATCGGAAATTTGACGATCCGTTAACTTTTGCGCTTCCCACAAATCTTTGCAGAATTCGCGCTCAGCGGCGGCAACAAGAGCGGCGAAGCGTTTAACCTGCTCGCTCTTAATCCACGGGTCAGGAATCCCCGCCTCGCGTGCCATGCGGATAATCTCTTTGTCCGTCATTTGCTCTCATCCCTGCTGATAAACGCGCTGTCTTTCAGCAAGTCATACGCTAATTGTTCTAAACACGATGGCGGTTGCCCGAGTTCGGCTCGCTCCTCCATACCTTCCAACTCGGCAATACACTTGTCAATAAACGCAGGATCGTAGAACGTGCCTTCATTTAAATGCATATACACAAGCGGTGACGAAGCTCCGCACCTAGGTTTTATGTTTGCGCGCATGCGCTCAATAATGCTGGTCATCTGTCCCCCCTTGCTCGGATGACTGCGGCGCATTCCTTAACTCCGTATATGTTCGCCAACTCCCGTTCGTCGCATACTTTGGCGCACGTCTCCCGCTCGGCTTCTGCAACAAGGGCGGCGAAGCGTTCAAGATGTTCGTCTAGCTTTCCGCTTGTGTGCGTACCGCCAAGGCTGTTGAATTCAAAACCAGCCTCCCGCGCCATTTGAATGATGTCGTCTCTGTTCATAGGTCAGGATCCAAGTTAAAGCCAGAGCCAAAAATCAGCGGGATCGGGTCATAGTCAGGCCCTTCCGCGTCTTTGATGCGCGACTGCAGATTGAGGCAGCGTTCGTGCAGGTCCATTACCTCGGCGTACAGGTCTTGCCCACGCTCCAATAGTGCGTTGTGTTCTTTCTTAAGGTCGTTAATTTCTTTCGGTGTCATCTCACAATCTCCCTCTCCAAAACTCTGACAGCTTCATCTAGGTCGTCCAGCAGGTATTGAGGTATCTCCGGTGTGCGTGTCATGCCTAGAGCTTCCAGCGCAGACAGCAGGCGCATGATGCGCAAGAGTTCTTCTTTGGTCATTCTTTGTTATCTCCCAGTGCGGATAACAAATCCTCAATCGGTGCGACAGTCAGAGGCTGTGGCATGACTCGCTCATAGCGAACTTGATCAATCACAAGATCGGTTCCGTTTTGAAGGAGCCTTCCCATTTCCGCACAACTCGCTGTGTATCGCGTTGGTTCCGGGCCAGGTGGGCAAATCGTCAATTTATGATTCATCACTAACCCCCAACAGTTCAGCACTAGACACAACCCCAGGCCCAGGCTCACCGTTCACAACCTTGCGTCCGTCCACCAGATAGACCGCTCTCCAGCCGTTGCCATCGCTGCCGTCCAGCTTCCACGGCACAAGATCAGGGTGAACAACGTGCGACGAACACCCTGTTCTTTGCCAATCCTCAGGGATGTCGTTACCCCATTTTGCACACCCCCAGTGACCAGAGACGCTAGCCGTTGAATGTGCGCATGTCCTACAGTTCACTTCCCTAGTCTTCTTGGTTTTGTGGCAAAACTCGTGCGCTGCACAAAACTTGCACTCCCACCACGTTGGGTCACTGCTCAACGGCTCTGGCATCCGGTCTGCTTGCGCAATTCGTCTGCCCTTATCCACCAGCTTCTCAGCTGCCTGATTGTCATAGTGTAGCCGTTCAGTGTAGATCCTGTCATCGTCTTTGCAGATCGCGTAATACAACGCTCGATGAATGCCCAAGCCATGCATATAAACCTGCATTTGGGCCCAGTGCATAGGCTTTGACTGCTGGACACCCTTGGAGCATAAATCGTTGAAGCTTTTTAGTGAATGCGTCTTCATCTCCACTACGTGTTTGGCCTTCGGTGCGCCTGGCAGACCAGACTCAATGATTGCATCCACCGATCCAGACACATGCGAGCCAAAATCAACCCGTACCTGCTCGCCCTTGGTGTCTCGAAACTGCACACCGATCCGGCATAGGTCCCCGACAATCCTGGCTTCTTCGTCCTGGCCACGGCGGAATAGCCGCAGGATCCGACCGGGGAACTTTTCTATCACCGCCCACCTGAAAGACAGCCAAAGCCAACGATCACACTTATGGCCAAGCATTGAGGCACCTAAATGCCCTCGTGGCGGCTCCTGGGTGTCTTGGTAAGCCTGGTCAATAGCTTCAACAATTGGATTTGGGATAGACACCTGTGCCATAATTGCTTTGTCTCCTTTCGCAGTTGGGTGTAACTCGTGAAAGTTAAGCCCCCTTGACTCACATCTCGGGGGCTTTTTCTTTTACTTCTTAGCCCACGGAGGAGCAGCTTTAGAAGGGCTCGGAGCGGACGCCAGCGCAGGCATGGGCAACCCGCCACCCTGAGGCATTGAGCCACCTTCAGCAGCCCTAAACCCTTTGATCTCGTTACCTTCACCGTAACGCTCGTCGTCTCGAACTGCAATCTTGATCTGGCACGTCTTGCCAATCAAAACATCCGTGTCCACAACCTGGCTGATTCCGGTGGCTCGCATCAAGTAGCCCAACTGCTCACGCCCGACCTCTTCAGCCTTAGGGTTCTGATTGCGAATGTTGATGTTTGTCCAGCAGGTACGCCCCTGGTGAGTCGGCCCACTGATCGTAAACATACAGGCGATCATCTCGCCGGTTCCGGACTTCGTGTTGCGCAGCTCAGACTTTGAGATTGTGGCCGTGTACCAGCCAGCAGGAATCAGTCCGAAAGATTTCTCGGTAATGGGAATGCTGTTGAGTTCGATTGGTTGGTTGAGTAGTGCCATGGTTCAGTCCTTTCTAGTGATGGCATAGCTTGGCCTTGCGGCCTTGGTCGTGATTGCGTCGAGTAGAGGGCCTGTGATGTCAGTGTGCGCAGCCTTCCATGCGGGCAGGTTGATCTCAGGCTTCCACCGAAACAAGCTCCCGAGGTGTTCTGTTAGTCCAGCTTCCTCGGCAAGTGCTTGAAGTTTATCAGCATCCACTTTGCGGTCAATTCGTCCCGTGACTTTTAATTTGTAAAAACCGATGTCGTGGGTCTTTTGCTGATCCAGGTCTTTCGGCAGGTTCAAAAGTTCTGTGATTTCGTCTTCAATCTCCCTTCTACGAGTCTTAATTTGTTCCTCGGCAGCTTTAATCTGCTCCCACTCTTCGGCCAGTTGTTCAATCGTCTTCATAGTTATCCTTTTAATCGAAGCTCACGGATCTAATTCTGTGGGCCAGCTCGTGCGCCACAGCAGCCGCAGTGAAAGGGGCAGTGATGCAATAGTCGTCACAGACTCTCGCGCATCTTTCCTGCACCGTCCTAGCGACCCCCCCGGCAAATGTTAGGGCTAGACTGTCCCAGCATTCGCCCGCGTGTTTGTGCCTCGTGTTGTCCCACAGGTCTAAAATCTCGTGAGCATTCATGATTGGTTAAGTTTCAATTTTTTGGATGATCGCCCCTAAGTCCGGGGTCTCCCACATCTCAAGCTTTCCGGATCTATCTTTAGCAACCCATAGTCCATCAGAGTCACACATCAGTGCCCGTTGTGTCTCGCCTTCAGCATTCTTCTCGACTCTTAGCGCCAGCACTTCATCGAAAAAGTAGGGTAGGCTTTGTCCGGTTTTATTGCCCGGCATTGATGGGGAGTAGAGCATCCGGCCCATTTCGTCTTGGTTCTTTTCTAGCTTTGCAGACATGTAAACGTGCTTGCCTGGCACATCACGGAATGCCCGAATGATGTCAGCCATTTGCTCCTGCATCGCACCGTAAGCCTGTCGAGGATCTTTGCTAGATTTCTTCTCAGCCGATAAAACCACCTCGGCAATCTCGCTGATGCTATCGAGCGCCACACTTTGAAAATGCGTGGCCTCCGCAGACTTTGTAAGCCACTCCCAAGCCTCCCACAAAGCAGCCATCGTGCCTATCTCAATAAAAGGCACGTCAGCGTCTGCAATCGACAGCAGACCGCCTTCAGCCGATAGAACAACCGGGGTTGGCAGGCTTGGTATCAGGGTCGTTTTACCCGCGCCAGCTTGGCCGTATACAAGTAGCTTGACGCCGGATGATGCTAGGGATTTAGTTGTCTTTAGATTGATAGCCATTG